AGTAAACGTTGTCGTACTTAAACCCCAATCTTTAACCTCCATTGACAGCCCGGCGTTATCACCCGTGAGCCAATGAATATAACCGTAATTAAAATAATCGTTAGCCTCGGTGCGAGAACTGTCGGCAAATACCCGGTTGTCCGTCACGCCGGTCACCGCGCCGGTGACTTTGAGGGCAGTCAGATTAACGCCGCACCGGGAATCACCCAGATCCGCCCGGCATTCCGCGCTGTATGCCTCGCACATTTTTTTGGAAAAATAATCCGTCATGCTGGTGATGGAGGCGGTATATTTACCTTGTTCTATTTTAACCTTTCCGAACCGCCCGCGCCGCAGCTTGATGATCCCCATGCCGGTGTTCATGAAGTTGATCAGGAATAACCAGATCTCGGCGTAGTCGTATTTGCCCTCGCGCAAATCGTTCTCCAAAACCCCATCTCCCTCATCAAATAATAATCCTTCCAAATCAACTTGGTCAGGATTCATTTGGGAGGTTGTTGAAATGGCCGTACGGTCTCCGCCGGTAGCCGCTTCATAGGTCACGCCGTCATAAACAATGTCTTTATCGTTCGAGGTAAAACCGAGAGTTACCCCGTCCTGCCGGGTGATTTTCCAACAGAAGGCGAGGGTGAGGTTGTCGCCCTCAAGATGTGTTTGCAATGCCGGAGAAATGGTTTTCATATTATTTGTTCACCGTTCGCCGTTTTCCGTTGTCCGGGGTCAGGGGAAAATGTCGCCGATTTCATTACAATCGCACCTCAACCATGTTGATTTCCTTCACCGAATTAATTCCGTAGCTATCGAGTGTTTGCGGCAGCTCACTATCCACAAATCGCATCGGTATATCGTATTCAAAGTCACAGGTGACCGGGGTCACCGGATCATAGGTAAATGTAATAATCCCGGTAGTAATATCAACGGTATAGTCGGCAGGGGTCGATTTAAGCGTGCCATTGTCGTAAACTTTGAGGGTTCCGGAGACCAGCTTTTTGATCTCTTTAGTATAACTTCCTCCGGCATCGGAATAGAGTTTGCAAATCTGATAGGTGCGTGTGGTAATCATGGTCGCCGTCTGGCTGGTTCCGGTATAATCTCTCCAGTTTTTAACCCGGAAACCGTTTGCCGGTCCTCGCCGGGCATGAAAAAAGGCGAGCAGGGCCGCCAGCTCCGCATTGGTTTTTACCGCCCAGGCAATATTTGCTTTCATGCGGGGGTTAGTCCACTGCTGCCAGGTGGAAATATTGCCTGCGCCGTTTTCAATCACCACTACCTGATCTTCAACCGTAAAAACCGACCCATACGAAATATCGGTTGGAAACTGCACCTCATGAAAGCCCATTATTCGTATCTCCGGGAGCGTGACATCGCCCGATTAAAATCGGTCATTATCTGTCCTTCTGATTTTCTAAAGCTGTTAGGATTTGGACTTACAATATTGAAACGATTAAAGACTGTGATTCCTTGTGAAGCACCTCGATCGGCTCCGGTATTAATTGTGCGGAGATCCCGTTGCGTCATTACTCGCTCCGGCTCGCGCTCGGCGAACGAATAATAGCGTCCGGTTGAAAGCCCGCGGCCAAGAACCGGCTCCGGGATCCAGCCGCCCTCGGCAAATCCGAGAGCGGCCATAAAGGGCAGCCCCCCAAACATGCTTCCCGCTCCGCCCGCCATTGCAGCACTACCGCCGCCTCCAAATAATCCTCCTAATCCCCCCATAAGTCCGCCCAAAATCCCCCTTCCGCCGCCGCCACCACCTCCGAACATTGACCCCATAGAACCTAACAAACTCGATAATCCGCTCGATAGGGAACTGAATAACTGAGAAAGCCAACCTGATAAGGAGCTGAACAACCCCTGTATTTTGTTAAAAAGAGAGGAAAAGAAATCGGTAAATTTACTCCACAGTGAGCTAAGCCAGCTTTCGGTTTTTCCGCCCGTACCTTCGGTTGTGGGGCCTGGGCCGGTGGGCGCTCCAGCTCCCGGAATCCCGGCTCCACCCGCGACTACACCATTAATATAAATATTTCCGGTCGTGGTAATGGTGTATGCGCTGGCGTTGGCTATTGACGCAGGGCTTTTACTCCCTCCGCCTAAAAGTGATCCCAGCCACCCCATAAAACCGCCAGAGCTTTTATTTTGTCCCGCAGGGTTGGTCTTGTTGCTTAACCATCCCTGAAGTTTAATCATCATATCATCAACAAATTTTTGAGATGACACGTCAAACCACTTCTTTGCCAACGAATCGATAAAAGAAGTCCAATACTCTTTAAACGATTTTGTCTGTCCTTTCCACCGGTCAAACAACATGGTTGAAAGCGTATTGCTCGACTGATTGGCAAATTCCGCTACCATCTCGCTCATGGCTTTTCCGGTTGTCATTGCCTCCTTTTTAATTCTCAAAAGACCTGCTTCAACTCCGGCAACCCAATCATCACTTTTTTCGCCCATCTCAATATAGGCATTGATGGTCTCTTCCTTTACCCAGGCTGCCACAGCCGCTTCATCAATGCCGAGCGCCCGATATTTTCTGGCCTGTTCGTCAATTAGCTTTACCGTGGCTTCAAAATATTCACCAGAATACCCCCTCAAGTCCTTATATAAATCTCGTTCCGCATCGAGCCTCTCTTTCGATACTGACAGTCCAATTTCTCTTTTTCTGGCGGCGACATAGTTAGCTATATCAATTTCTGTCGCGCCTTCTTTACGGTATTCCTCAACTTTTCTGTCGAGAGCGGCCATCTCTTGCGCCTGAGCGCCTTCCTGCAGCCCCGTAATGTTTTCCAGTGATGATTGCGTGTCATCCTGTATTTTTTTTGCCGCTGCCGCTCTGATTTCAGCAATTCGGGCGGCCACGAATTCTTCGATTTTTGTTTTAGAAACCCCGGCTTTCCGGTACTCCGCCACCTCATTTTGAATTGTGAGCATTTCTTTGGCATAGGAGCCTTGTTGAATGCCCACGATATTTTCTCGTGACTGCCGGGTCGCTTCTGTGATCTTTTTTATGGCGTTTTCTAATTCCTGTGATTTTTTAGCAGCCTCCGCCGCCGCTTTGGCCTGAGCCATCCAGGCGTCAATCCGTTTTTGGGCGTCCGCCTGCTGTTTTTTCCAATCGCCCTTGGTTTTGCCGCTGGCATCCTCAACCTGGCCGGTAAGGTTGCCCATAGCCTTTGCCATTAATTCATCTGCCGATCCGCTCCAGGCATCAGCTATTTTTTTCATCTCTTCTGCTTCTGCTCTAAACCTTTTGGCAGCATCAGTCCTTCCCAATTTTTCGTTTATTGCTGCCAGGGCAAAATTTACTCCCGCCCCCAGGGCAACAAAACCTGCTGCCGCCATAGAAGCTCCCGCGGCCACCCATTGTAATAATCCTAAAAGTTTTTGTAGGCCGGTTAAAAGCCATCCCCCAATAGTTTCCTTAATTTCATCACATTGTGCCTTGAATTGCTGCATGGCTATCGCAGAACTGCTGGTTTGGAGAGCCAGTTTTGCCTCCTGTAATTCCGCGTTGGCAATAACCAGATCCAACAGATTAAGATTTTCCGCACCTCCGGCAACCGCTTTGTTAAATAGGCTCATCTGCTCTTTAGTGATGAGTCCAAACTTTCTGAGACCCCGCGGCATTTCATTAGCAATCGCGTCAATAATCTGGTCGGCGACATCACCGATGTCTTCGCCCGCTTTGACCGCACCAACCCGGGCTGCGTCAAATAACTGCGGTATTTTATTTGGATCAACATCCTGAGCTATTGCCTTGAGAGCTTTCTGCATAAGATGAGAATCATCAATGGTATTCCGTGAGGCCTCCCTCATTTTTTCGATCATTGTATCTGCGTTAACGCCCACCGATTGGGTTATGTTTCTAAACGCAACCTCCGCCTGCTCAGCTTTGGCGGCCATATCCATATAATCCCAGGCTTTTTGCATCGCATAAATGGTGCCAATGATTTCCAGCCACGCTGATTTAACCTTTTGCCAGGCAGACGCGGAGGTGTGCGCGGCCGTCTGATTCTTTTTCCCAAACTGCTCTATTTTGCCCGCGGCCTGGTCAATGACCACAGACCCGTCGTCTTTTACTTTGAGCGTTAGTTGGATGGTGTTGGAATTGGCCATGATTAAAACATTCTCATTTTCATCATTCGTTCTTTTTTGAGCTGCTCAATCAATTCGTTTACTTCTCCCAAGTCCTGCCATTCTTCAAGGGTTAAATCGTTCGCTTTAAAAGGGTACCCGGCTTTTTGCAATCTTCGTATGTCCAGTATATGGATCGTCCATTCGTTCGGTTCCTTGATCAGCCCGCACCTATTACATATTTCCTCTATATTTCCTTCGCCGAACGCGCCTGAACAATTTTTTTTCTCTTTTTCGGTGCAGAGGTTTCCGGTGTAGATCGCCCGGACCTCCGCTATGAGTTTTTTTCGGCGTCCTCCCCAGCTTCTTCTCCGCCGCTGAAGATATCAATATCCCGGCTATTGCCCTCAAAAATCTGGAGCGCCATGAATTCGACCAGATCGCTCGCGTACCGGCAAACCAACTCTTTCCAGTTGGAGTCATAATCCGGTGACTGCGGATTCGAGGAATAAGACACTTCTTTGCCGTTTTCGATTTTTACAAAATCTCCGTCTTTTATGCCGGTCAAAATCAATTTTCCGTATTTCTGACGGGCTTCCACGATCTCGTTTTTGATTTTATTGCCTTCGCGGCGGATGCTTGCCTTGCCATATCGCACGCGCTCTTCAGTGGTGGGCAGGCGATAAAACAGGGAGATGGTTTCCCCTGAAATAGCATCGTTTATTTTTAACTCGTTGATTACATCTGGCGCGGTAATGCGTGGCATAATTTCCTCCGTAAAATTTAATGATCAATTGTAAAGACGAACGGCCGTTCGCTCCTACAGGTTATGTGATGGTTATTTTTAGTTCGTCGTCTCCGCTGTTCATGGAAAGCCGGAACGGCACCTGATAGGTCAGCAACCCTTCCCGGTCTCCGTAGCTGGGTCCCTCCGACTGTAACTTCGGAGCAGTAATAGTGATGATGTTGCCCTGGGCGCTGCCGATAGGGCCGATATTAAGGGCAATGGCGGTAGCGTTTTCCCATTTATTCCAAAACGCGTAGGTGGCTTCGGTAACCGTTTCGGGATCGAGACTTCCGCCGGGCTTTCTGCCGGTGATCATTATTTCTCTGAGGCCGGTGGCCGTGTTCAGATCGGTGCGTTTGCCGAGGTTGTTATTCATCGAGATCTCGATGGCCGTGGCTACCGGCGAATAGGCATCGAGCGTCAGGCCAGCGCTGAAAAGCAGTGGCGGAATAACGCTGGAAAAGGTCTGCGCGGCGGGCGTGGCATCAACCGGAGCGACATACAAACCCTTAAAGGTCCACTTGACCTCCAGGTATTTGCCGACGCTGCCGTTAATGGTAAAGGTGCCTCGGCAGCCGGTGATCTTGTGAAATATGCCGTCTTTGTACACATAAAGGGTGACTGATTCAAAACTATCGCTGACCGGCAGGTATTCGATTTTTGTGTCCGCGGTGATGGTTTCATCCAGACCGCACGCCCGCAAAAGCGTACCCTCCCATCCCCATGCCGGCAAAGCGCCCCGGGTGCCGGTGCCCTTGAATTCAGTGGTAAACGTCACATCCACCTCTTTCATTCCCATCACAAACTGCAGGGGGGAAAGGCTGGAGCGCAGAAAATCCCGCTCAACCAGCTCGCCGCTGGGCTTGATATCTACATCCTTCACCAATATGGCATTTGCCGCGGGCGTGGGCGTGGGATCAGTGCCGTATTCGGTTTCTATTTTGGCCAGAATAACTGTTTTTCTGGTTAACATGGTTATTCACCTCCTTTATTAGGTTCGAGGTTCGAGGTTTTTTTATCCTCATTTTTTGATCCTCGTGCCGCGCTCCTCGTGCCTTGTTCTTCCGGGGGCGCCGGGATCAGAGTTTGCCCCCCTTGCCGAACGTTAATAGTCATGCCTTTTTGTCCCATTTTTAAAATCTCCTGTGTTAAAGGGTATATCGGGTCCGGGTTGCAAACCGGATCGCATAGGCTGCAGACTTCTCGGTGTTTTCGATCGCGGTTTCGTCCACCGGCAAAAGCGGATCAATGGTCAATCCGACCGCGTTATTGCTCAATGTCGCGCGCGCATCATCCAGCAGGTCATACGCTCCTTTTGTTGTGCCCTGTCCCCGCCGGGCTTCTTCCTCGCCCCGTAAATTCTTTGCCACCACAATGACCGCGAAATTCATCCAGCGATCCTGTGTGCCGGACATAACGTGATCATACCGTCCGCCCTCATAAACCACATAGGCGGCCGGCACCTGTACCGCGAGATCCGCCGCGTCATGAGTCAGCGCCTCTCCCAGCGATTTGCAGGTTTGGAGATAGGTAAGCTGAGTATTCAGCTCGTTAATAATCGCGTTTTCTATTTCTGTGATTGTTGGCATTTTTATCCGCCTTGCGCTCTGTGCTATGCGCTTTACTGTTAATAATTATCCAAACTTCCGGTTTCGTTGGTCGAGCGTTGCCCGATGGTAAAGGTGCGGTCTGTTTTCACCCGGCTGGTTTTAATCTGCTGTTCTCCGCCCGCTGGTTCGGGAACAATACCGAGCGACACATCACCCTTGGCTATCAGTTTTAATAAATCAACCGCCGCCCGGTACCGTTCTTTTGCCACCTCATCGGCAACCTGCCGCCGGGAAAAAAGGTTCCAGATAGATATATCAACCGAAACCTTATTGATAATCGGCGGCACCGGAGAAAGCGGAACGGTATAGCGGCCGGATAAATAGGTGTCGATTTCCGCATCCGCGTCAGCGATCGCCTTATCTACCACGCCGGTGTCGGCAACTCCATCCCCGTTATCATCGGTCAGCTCAATGAGCTTATTTTCGGGGAGTTGTTTTTTGATGTCATCTTCGATACAGTAAGCCATGTGTGGTTCCTTGCTTTATTGCTGTTTTTTCTTTTCTTTCTCTTTGCCGGCGTCGTCCCCGCTGTTTTCATTTTTTTCAACTTTTGCCGCCGCCACATTATCGCCCAGCTTCTGTGCCTCTTTTTCGGTCAATTCGATCATATCGCCGACCTCATACCGGGTTGTCTGTTTGTCTTTTTCGGCCCCGTGTAACACCGGGGTATGCTGTATAATATATTTTGGCATTTTGCTTGTCCTCCCTTTCTTAGTTGTGGAGTGGGCAGGAGCGCATTTCCTCAGCGCCCCAGCACCTTATTTACGCAACCGCGTCCTGAATGAAATAGCCCAAGTCGCTGGCGATTATCTTTTCGTCCGAGTTGCAGGCCACTTTAAAATAGTGAGCGCCTTTTATGCCGCGCTTGGGGTCAAAATCTCTCTGGGTCTGCCGGAGCATTTCCATAAAGGTCAGGCCAAATGTTATGGTCTTTATGCCGGGATTCTTTTCCACATAGAGCACCGCGCAGTGCTTGCCCCAGAGCCGGGCATAGGTCGGGGTCTGGCCCTCTTTGGTGGCGATGTATCGTCCCCGGCCGACCAGCCAGTTTTCCACCTCAAAAAGCCCCCGGCATTCTTCCACAGTGGCCAGCCCACCGGGTGACCCCTGATAGCGGGTTGATCCTTTGACCGCGTCGAGCACTTCCGGGAGCGCCCGGAATTTGGTCCATACATCGGCGCCCATGACAACTGTGTTGGCGCGGATAAAACAGGTCTCAATCGCGGTGAGAAGGTCCTGCACCGGCGCGTCAGCCGTTCCGCCCCACTGAGCGGTTCCGGAGAGCTGCACTTTATTCCCGCTGGGATACGTCCCGGCGGCAAAAATAACATTCGCCACCCGTGATTCCTGGGCGATATCGAGAAGCAGGTTGATAAAATCATTGGTGTCCACTTCCGGCTGGAGCGGGGTGTCGGCGTTGTCAATGCTTTCCTGCGGTAACCAGTCGCCGAGAGCGTGATCTTTAACGGAATAATTATCCGGAGTCTCACCCCAGTCCACTTCGTTGGGGAGGCTTTTAGGACCGATTTTGTCATCGACAAGTTTAAAACTGTCGGCCTTGTTGTACTTGGTGAATTTGTCTGACCGTTTGTTTACCTTGGCGACCGGCATAACAGCCGGCCAGATCATAGCCTCGTTGCGGTACTTTATTGAAAGATTTGTAAGCACCGCGTCTACATGTAAATTTCTTGGTTCTGGCATGATATGTTCCTCCTGTTAAAATAGGGTTGTTTTTTAGTTTTAAAGTTAACCTTGAATCCTGCCCGGGACCAGGTGCACAAAGCCGATGTCGCCTGACACCCCGGAGACCATCGCTTTTCCCCCCACATTGTTATTGACGCCCGCAGCCGGAGCCGCGGCCACTCCCTGGCCTGAAGCATCCGAGGTAAGAAAATTTCCCCGTGTGACGTTGCCTCCGTATTTGATGCGTGAGACTCCCACAAGCATCACCCGCACCTCAGCTCCGGACTCGGCATCGTGCTGGAATACCCCGTCAATTTCATCCGAAACTGCCGCGGCCGGCACCATCGTGTCATCGTCCGAGCCGAACTTGGCAAAAGTGAACCCAGTAACGGCTGATCCGGCTTTTACGCTTTTTTCTAAAATGGTGGTTTGTCCTATCATGATATGTGCCTCCTGTTTTGCTTGTTTGTTTTTGTCTTGTTTAAAATCCCCAAATTGTTTTACCGGTCTTTAAAAAGATCCGGGTTCTCTTTCGCCACGGCAAGGACCGCCTCTTTGTAGCTTGTCCCTTTGTTTTTCTCCATGTAATCTGAGACGGCTTTTTCTCTTTTTTCCTTATCATCTCCGTCGCCCGTGTCCTGGTCTCTCGTGGCAACCTCTTTGAAATTGATCACCTTGGGCAGTTCGCCCAGAAACTTTTTGAACCACTCGATCCGGGACTCTTTGTGGTTCTCCGCAAATTCGATTACCTCTTCCCCGTCGAGGGATTCCATAAATTCCCGCAGGCCCATTTTTATCCAGGCCGGGATTACCTTGCCGTCCTTTATGAACGCCTCGCAGTATTCTTTGATCTCTTTTCCACGGGCCTCCTTGCGGGCGGTCTTTTCCTTCTCGGCAAATTCAAGCGCGGCTTTTTTCTTCCCGGCTTCCTCAGCCTCTTTTTTGATTTTCTCAATGTCCGCCTCGCTGTAATTCTGCGCCCCCGCTCCGACTCCGGGCTTATCACCGAGGTCATCCGGCAGATCATCAATTGCCTTCGCGAATATACTTTTGATTTTTTCTTTGATGCTCATAGTAGTTGCCTCCTTATACATTGATGGTTGTTCCACCTCCTGGGGAGGCGGTGTTTTAATGTCTTCAATAGACCAGTCCGGCACAATCCGGTCGGCGGTGTCCTGGTCGAACTTTTCAATCAGCCACTCCCGCAGAC